GATTTGGGTTAAAGCAAATTGGAAGTTACCAAGGATGTGGAGATATCCAAGTCCGTGGAAGCCCAGCCCTGGAATGAGCTTATAGTGGGAGTACCAAACTCTTTTAAGTTTAAGGGAGTCTTGTTGTTTCCAGTTTCTTCTAATGGAAAGAATCTTACCTGTGCCATCTTCAGTTGTTACAATATATGGTAGTGCACGTTTTAGACCTTCATTAAAAGGATCTGGAAGCTTTAAGTAACAGTGATGTTCTCTTAATTGGAATTTATCTCTTGAGGTTGTTCCATTAACAAACCCCATAGGATCACTGGTATTTACTATAATTTCTCTATCTACTTCAGTAGGTTCTGCATTCCCTTGCATAGAGACTCCAAAAGAGGATTCATCGTTGAGGACATCAAGGAACTCACCAAGCTCAATCATGTGCTCTAGTTCATGTCTGTCAAGAGTATAGAGTTCAGTATAGAAATCTGCACGTTCTAAGGTTCTTGCCTCAGAGTTGATAATGAACTTGTCTTCGTGGATATATCTTGTAGAAGGTCTATTTCTAATTGGGTCAAAGTAGTATTTACGATAAGCATTACCAGTTAAGGAATAACGAAGTGTCATGTTTTCTGTATCACTAATGAATTCACCCATCTGATAAAGATATTGGTAATCCATGTAGTTCTTAACTCTATTGGCTCTATCTAGTACAGTGTCATCCTTGTCACTAATGACGTAAGTATCTACTAGGCCTTTACCATTAAAAATCTCACCCATAATCTTTGCTTGGGTTTTAAGGCCAGCTTCTAATATAAGGGGGTGGGATACTGGTGTGGCCCCAGGGAAGGGTTCAGTAACTTCTTCAATAGTAAGACCTAATGAATCAAGTCCTTTACCTATATTCTCAAAGAAGTCATGGTTAGATTGGAGATCTGTCTCAAACCTGTTTGATACCAAAAGGGAGATTTTATTTAGCTCCTCTTCTTCTAAAATGGAGGCAATGTTAACATTAAAGTCTTCAAACTCTACTGGAGCTTGTTCAAGTTCATCCTCTTCTTCGGGGCCAAATTCAAGTTCAACTCCACCATCTGACGTTTCTGTTTGGCTAAGGAGTACATCTTCTTCTTGGTCTAAAGGCTCTATTTCAAATTCAATGGGTTTCATTATTTTTCTTCATTATTCCTTGGGATGTATCAAAAGTATTCTATACTACTGGAGCTTTAATTACAAGAAGGACTCTCGTAGAGAGGACTTCGGGGAGGAGTATCACTGCTAAGTGGTGCTCCGGCAAGAAGGACTATTCTTCATAGGACTTCGGAGAGGAGGACCCTAGTATGTGGGATATAACATCAACTGTCCAACCATTCCCTAAACACTTGTACCTCTGGGTGTTGGATACCCCCTCTGTGTAGTTATCAGGTAGGGTTTGTAATCTTTCGCATTCTATTGGGGTCAATTTTCTGAATACAGGGGGGTCATTCACCATTAGACGAGATTCACTCTGGCTTAGAACAATCTGTCTCCTACACTTTTCTAAATAGTTCTTGAGGCTACCACCTTTGTAGTAGTTAGCATCTATACAATAACTCTTTTGACGGTCAACGGTTCCTGACTCTATTATACTAGAAAGGTCTATCCCCATATCTGCAGGTTGGGTAACCTCCCAATTACACCAATAGTACCTAATCCTATTTTGGGCGGATACCAAGGATGAGTTTATACAAATTGGTTCTACCCCGAGTATATCAGATATAACTTTTAGATGCTCTTGCTTCATCCTTACGTTCTCTAGAAGGAATTTAACATTAGGGTTTATCTCCTTTACTTCCTTGAGTATTCTTACATATTCAAAGAATAGTTTGGATCTTGGGTCATCAAAGGCTAGTTGTTTCCCCGCAAAGGAGAATCCTTGACATGGGGAGCCGCCTATAACGTAGTCAAACCCTATTGTGGGGGAATACCCTACGACAGAGCCACATCTAACTATATCAGGGTAGTTCTTTGTACTTATTTGAATAGCATACTTGTCTATTTCACAGGCATGGTACTCAGAAACAGCTATTCCAGCTCTTTCAAAAGCTACTCTACCACAGGATATACCATCAAATAAGGATAATACTTTAACCATTGTTACCTTCTTCTTTTGAGGAGGGCTGCTGTATAAGATCCCCCACCTGAGTTCCTGTAATCTTCATCATCTTCTTCAGGCTCGTAGTCAATGTTCTCATAACTCTCTCCAAGAAGGAGATCGTTATCTCTACAGAATAGAACAAACTGAAATAGGTTATCGGGTGTATCATCGTGTTTTCCTTTCGGGAATTTACAAACATCACTTATCCATGTCTGTGTCTTTTCACATACTTCTGGTTTATCAGTAGGTTTAGGTACCCATAATATTCCAGACTTAATTAACGGGGTAGCAGCATGGGCTTTAAGAATCTTATCTTTCTCTGTCTTCCAACCCCTTACTGGTATCCCCCTTTTAGTTAATTCAGGAATAAGAGAGAGCCCTGATGCCCTTTCCTCAATAAGGAAGAAGTCTGGGTTATGGTCTTGATAAAGCTCTACAAACTTATCACAAAGGTCTGGAAAGTTCCATTTACCCTTAGAGGCCCCTAATAGCATACAGTTTCTTTTAACATTACTACTTTTTCCTGCCTTTTCATCATGTTCATGTGTTCTTCTAAAGAAGCCCCATATTTGAATATCAGTGTAATCAGACCAAGTATTAGTAGTAAAGGCTGTATCACTAGATATAATAACACTTTCTATCTTAGGAGGTTTATTCTCATCCCATATGTTAAAGTCAGAAGGGGATACAAATATACCTTCCTCAGGTGTTGCAGATTGTAGGTAAACACTGTTCCACCTTGACATGTTACTTGCAAGAGAACTCCTAATAGAGAGAAGTCTTGACAATGGTTGGAATTCAGGCCAAAAGGAGGAACCAACAGTAAGGAAGTCTTCAGGATCTCCCTCTTTCCTTAGCAGCCTAGAAGCATCTTCATCAAGGATAGCTGGTATTCTAGTAATGTTCCACGGTGCCCCAGAGTTCTTATCTTCTTCTGCTAGGGTAGAGAATAAGTCTCCATCACACCATACAGTACCTACTAGGAGTTCTCCCCCATCTGGGGACATGAGAAGTCTTGATCTAATATTGGGTACGTACCCACTAACTAGTTGCTTTCTTACTGTAGGAGAGTAGGCATCTTGCTCAACAATAGCATCATCTGCAATTACAAGGTGTGCTCTTCTACCTGCTGTTTTAGCCACTAATGAGGTACAGACCATTTCTCCACCCCCTTTAGTCAAGAACCTACCTGCTGTTTGTTTATCCTCTCTAAGAGCCACCCCAGGGAAAATCCTTTGGTATTCATCACTTCTCAGAATGTCCAATATCTTTGCCCCAAACTCATCTCTTGCAAACTCTAGGCCATACCCTACAAGGATAAGTCTTATTTTAGGATATCTTCCAAGTAGCCATGCTGAGAACATTCTTGTACAAAGCTCTGACTTCATACCTCCAGGACAAAGGTTAATCATCTCCCTATGAGAGTATCCTGTGGTCTTCCAGATGTTATCTGATAATCTTTGAAGAAGGGAGCATATAACTTCTATGTGTCTTCCTGTTTTAAACCCATCAATCCTTGTTGGCCCTATAAGGTGAACAAAGGCATAGTAATCTCCTCTAGCTCTTTCAATAGCCTCCTCTTCTAAGAAGGCAGTAATCATGTTTACTTTGTCAGGGGGGAGCTTAGAGAGATCAAGAGTTTTAAGAAACTTGATGTACTCATTCTTATCTTTAAAGGGAACCATATTATCCATGAACTGAAGAGTATACTAAAAGGGGAATAAAGTCAACCCGTCATTGCTGTGCAAACGGCAAGAAGAGGCTTGCCTCGAGACTAATAAGTCTTTCCTCGTGAGCCCTTAATAGTGTAAGGAACTCACTCTAAGTCCTTTTATTATTCAATTTTTAGTGAAAAAGTAGTGATTCCTCAAAACCTTGTCAAGCCCCCTTAGTGTATATAACTATTCAATTAAATCAATGGGTTAGCTGGGGGTTGACATTTATCTCATTTTGTATATAATAGGGGTACTCCCTAACTAGATTCCTTATAAAACCTTTAGTATAGTTAATCAATAAATAAGGGCTAATGAGCTCATAAGCTAAAAGGGTTCACTCCGTTCACCCTAAACTCTAAGTCATTCAATAACAAATTCAGCTCTGCTCTTAATGAAGTGATTCAAAAGGGGGGATGATGAATGAGCAAGTGTGTCTTTATTATTGCTTTCTTATAAGATTCAATGAAGAAGTATTGCCAAATTAAAAGAAAAATGCTACCCTAGTTTTAACAACAAAGGAGCATACTATATAGAAGGTATAAGTACCAATAGAGTAGAAATACTATCTTATAGAACTAAGTAATATAGTGAAGTATGCTGAACGAGATTTTAACTATAGTATAATGATGTGCTAACGTCACAATACTAACTCATTGATATCATTGCAGACAGAGTCTTTACATATTTAATATAGAGATGATAAAGGAGGATACTCAATTATATATCCCCCTTTTATATTCTTTATACCAATAATATTGATTAACTCTAAATTGGATTACTATCTTTATCTTTATTAGATAACATAGCCCCTATAGCAGAAGGAGATAATATCTTAGGAATAGATTCCTCTATAGCTTTCTCCTTTTGATCTCTAATGAGCTTCTCCTCCATTAACTTCTCCTCCTTTTCCCTTAACTCCATCTTTTCCTTAATATAAGAGTTAGTGCCATCTATAACATTAGCCTCAAATAGAGCTTGGAATAGGTTTTTAGCATTCTTTACCCATTCTTCCTCATTATCTCCCCTAAATAGGCCTTTAACCTCTAATTGTTGTTTAAGAACGGCAGTTTCTGCCCCATTAATCTTATCAATCTGTTTCTGGGCTATGATAGCAGTGCTAATATCTCCCTCTTCTTGAGCTCTAAGGAATATTTCATTCCATCTTACTAATGATTCTTGTGGATCTACTAGTTTTGCCATACTAGCCCTCTCCATTTGGAGCTGCTTAATCCTTTCAATGATCTCAGGCTTCTTCTCTAGTTGATTACCCCCAACAGTAGGGTTCATATTCAAAGGATAACAAAGGGCATAAGCTCTTTGAGGGGTATAACTATCGGCTCTGTACCTACAATATTGCTCATGCTTCTCTGATAAGTACAATCTTTCTCCAGATTCTATACTACCAGACCTCAGAATAGGCTTCTTTTTACCCTTATCATCTAGATCTGAGAGTTTTGTTACGTCAATTTGGTCATACACCCTACCTTGTGGCTTCTTTTTCCTGCCTTTTCTTGGTTTAATACTAGTAAAATCTGATATATTGTCCATAAATGTGGTACTCCTCGGTGGTTTCCTTAGCAGAGTATACCTCTAACTTGTTGAAATGTCAATAAAAATTATAAAAAATTGTTGACCCCTATTTGTCAAAAATATTTGAAAAAAATTACGGAGTGTTAACGGAGTAATCAGCTTGAAACTTCCACAATTCTATAAAACTTTTCAAAAAAGTTACAGGTGTGTCAATACCTATTTTACCTACCCCCCATCATTTTCCCCCCCCCTTTTCCATAAGACCTTTGCCATAGTAACTCTACAATATGTAAACATTACAATGGGTTAACTATACTATGTTAAACCTATATCTTATATG